AGCTGGTTACGCTCATCAGCGTTCTGTGTATTAGAACTAACTACTTTAATGTCTACTTCACTAAACTGTATAGTCGTATCAGGTTCAGTCAATGGAGTCATCATAATAGCTCCATCCTTGTCCTCCATAGGTACACCTTTATCATCCAGCTCTTCAGTCCATACTAGTGATGTGACTAATTCACCCTCAGGAGTTATTTGTCCTGTAGGCATCTGTATAGGCTTGTTTATCTCTACATAGTGGTCTGCGTTTAAAGGGTCAGCTATCCTGAATATTTGTTCAGCTGTATAATACTGCTGTATCAAATTAACTACATCTTGACCTATTAGTTTGAACATATAGGCTATCTTATCTGTGACGGGTGACATCTGACTAGCAGATGATTGAGTCTGCATAGCTACTTTACGTCCACTGTCAGAGGCATATGATTGACCTAGGAAAGAGTCATTAATACCTAATACAGATTTTATCCTAGTTAAGGCTTGGTCTATGATAGAATACTGTTGCATAATATCTTTGGACATATCCTCTACTCTAATACCTTGTAGGTCTTGCACTGGTATAACTGCATTGACTCTATAGAATAGCTCTTTGAACTCTTCCACATCTTCGACTGAATTATCCTCTACAAAAGCCTTACTAGTATTAGACAATAGTTGTATCTGTAATAGAGCTTGGTTAATAGCTTTCTGTGTCTCTGTAATATCTCTAAACGGACCGTAATACTCACTAATATCTGAGTCACTCATCTTAGTTATTCTATATGGGAAACGTACAGAGTTAGCAGATATATCTACCTGCTCTAGTATATAATCATCACTCCATATAACAGACCATATCTTACCTTCAAATCTAATGACTGTCTTAACTATAAGGAAGTTATCATACTCTTTATATCGACCACTTTCATGACCTGCTACATACTCTCTAGCATAGTCAGCTTCAGGGTCTCCATCTAGGAAGTTATAGTAGGCTGTTAGCTTATTTATCTTCTCATCGCCAAATAACTCTCTTAGCTCATCTTCTCTAAGCCACTTAAAGTGACTAATAAAGCCAGCATCTGAATAATCACCTAGACTACTCATAGGGTCTATTCTAACTTGCCAACTAGGTATGTGGCTAAGTTTTACCTCATTGATAGGTCTGCTGTACTTATCGGTCATTCCTGTGTCTACGACCTCTTCATACATAACCATTAGTCCAGTTAATAACCCATCTAGTTTAACTTTCTTGTTACTAACCTCAAAGTCATTTACGTCTAGTGTAAATTCTGTAATGTCGTTAAGCAATAAAGCTGTAGCAGATGAACCCATGTATCTAGGCTCTACATTGATAGTATTGACTACTGTATCCATATAACCTATCATAGCATTAGCCATCATCTTAATAACGTTAAATGTCTCTGCTGGCTGTCCGTTCTCTGCAATCTTAGCTAATTGAGCTTCTGTATATTGTCTATTATGGTAAAGGTTTATAGTCTCTTTACCTTCTAGAATAGAACCCTCATAGGCTTGATTAGAAACTTTGTAGCTATCACGACACGCCATTAGTAGCGGGTCGGTAGCGTCATTATTAATTCCTGTGTTCTTAGGGAGTTGCCCCGTAGCTGTAATAGTTGCCATCTGTTATGCCCAAGCTGGTGTTGTATTTATCATACCAGTAGGTACAGTACTAGCATTAATAGGGTTAGGATTACTATTCCAGCTATCGTAGGCTGTGATGCCTGAGCTAATAGCGTTACCGAAATAGTTACCTGATGCCTCTTCATAGCCTGCTGCAGATGCACCATAGTTAGCCGCATATTGGTCATGTGCTTGTGCGTCACCTACCATAGCACCAGCTAATCTAGTGTTCTGTTCAGTTTGTGCATCAAAGCCTTTAGTACCAAATTCTGCTTCTCTACCTAATGCAGTATTCATAGCGTTCTCTCCAGAGGCTCGTTGTGCATCACCAAACTGTAGCCAGTCTTGTTTCATACTAGCTACCTTATCCTCTGCACCTATATCAATCTGTGCATTAGTCTGTGCTGTCTTGAACGCGGCTTCTTTAGCTGTCTGAGCTTTCATACCTGCTGATTGTAGTCCACCAGCCGCCATAGTCTCATTATACTGTGTCATTTGCTTGTCTATAGACTCTTTAAATAATGCCTTTTGTTCTACAGCATACTTAGTAGGGTCTAGGTTTTCATAATACTCTGTAAGGTTGTCTTGTACACCACCGAATGACTGCTCCCAATTATCTAGTAGCCCTTGTGCATACTCTATACCTTGTGCACCCATGTCATTTAGGAAAGCCTGTAAAGCATCTACATTACTTTGATTACCTTCTATAACTCCCATAGCCGCTTCTCTGTCTTGTCTGGCTAACATAGACTCCTCTTCTGAACTCCTTTGAGCATCATCTGCTCTATCACTGGCTTGCATACCACTATAAACACTCATACCAGCTGACGCTATCGCCGCACCTGTCATGGCTAACTCCTTTTCAATTTGTAGACTTTGGCTATACATTCATGCCGTTTGTCTAATACTTTAATATGTTCACTATTAATCTCTGTGCTACCTAAAATGTCTCCGTTTGGAAAATCCTCAAATAGTCTTTTATAGAAGTTAGCTAGTAGACGAGTATGTCTATGCTGTGGCTCTATGTAAACCCTGATACCATTGTACCTATGTAATGTCGGAGCCATGGGCTCTGTTTCGTCTCTAATAATAAAGAAGCCTCCTTCAGCTATATATACTGTATCTCTAGAGTCATTAAGATGCTTCATTATCTCAAGCCTATATATGTGCATATCACTAGTATAATGTTCTGACATCATCTCTCGATATAGATAATATAACATGGTAGCTAATTTATCAAGGTCTTTATGAGTTGCTATATATATCATTTTACCTCTTTTACGGTAAAATCTCGCTTAATTAATTGATTAATTGCCTTTATAACATCGACTAGAAGGGCATCATCAGGTAACATATCCATAGGTGCATCATTACTATTCAGCTCTTTACCCTTTGGTATCCTATACTCCATATCTTGAATACGAGTCATCATTTCGTTAGTCTCCGATATAAGTGGAGGTCTATTGCTATGTACCTCCCCATTCTTGTCATATATATCATCTATACCACTAAACATTTAGTTCGTCTCCTCTCTACTCTTCCAACTATATTGAATACTAGATATAATTCCTATACCTATAATCTTAAATTGGATAAAGTAACTAAGGTTATCGTTATTTGGAATACCTATAGTATAACTTTGGTCTTCTTCTTCTACGTCTGATATTATTTCACGTTCTACAGTTATCTTACCATCATCAAAGATAACATATATTTTAAATGCACCTCTAAGTAATAGCCTAACTTTATCATATTGCTTGAGTACAGTTAGTCCACTATCTATAAACCTAGGTGATAGGTATGTAAGCTTGGCTCGTCCTTGCTTTTGATACACATTCATTATATTCAATGAAAAAGGTGTACACGGTAAGAAGTCACCACAGTCTGCAAACATAGGCTCGTTACATACTATATCTACTGTATTATAACCACCCGTACTAACGTGTACTTCTGCATCTACCATACCTATAGACCTAATCTCATTATAGTCAATTAACTTATAACTAAAGCTATTACCTCTTTTAAAGTCTAGAGCTAGTATACCTTGGTTTAATAGGTTAGTGCCCTCTGCACTATCAGGGTATAGATTATCTTCGGGATATAGTATCTCACTAGGGAATAACCCAGGTTTATAAGACATATAATACGTCTCATTCTCTACTACAGCTCCCGTAGGTACAAGACCTAGTAACCTATCAACCTTAAAGGCTGTAACATCCATAATCTTATAGCCATTAGACATAACTAGTTGTTTGTTAGATAGCCATATAACTGAGTCACCTATATAGGCTATACTCTCTTTACCTAGGCATCCTAGCATATCAGAGATAAGCTTTAGTCTAAAGTTCACTGGGTCTGTACCATATAATAAACTAGTAGAGAACCTACCCAATACAAGTAAGCCTGCTGGTACTGTAGCTAGTCCTATTACTAAACCTCTAACTAAGAAGTAATCAGCTATATACCAAGAGTCTGGATTACCTATAGCAGAGAAGTAAATCTTATTACCTACTGAACCATAAAACCTACCATTTAACTCTACTAGATTAGATAATCCAACTGGAGGTGGTCCGTTCCTCATAGTCTGTAGACTTCTACCATCTATCTTGGTATCATCTAATATATCTAAATAGGTTGTTTCAGAGAATGTATCTACTACTAAGAATAGAGGTAAGTACCCGCCTATTCTATATAACCTATAATGTGTAGCCTCTTTTGGTAAAGGCTCAAAACCTGTGAGTCTAATGCCATTAGCTGTAGCCTTT